AAAAAAATTGTGGGGCTTGCTGTGGCTGGTTTTGTGGCGGCGATCTGGTGCATACTGATGCACTTTTCGTGACCGTTTTCGGTGCTGCATACTATGCATATTCATGCAGTTTCGCAAAAAGCTAGTATTTTCAATGGCTTCATCAATTTGTAAATTCGGCATAACCTACATTTTGCCGAATAACTCATAGATTTTACGGTGCTTCTGCATTGCTCGGCTGGTAGTTTATGCAGTTCATGCGCAGTGTATGCAGTGTCATGCAGCAATGCCAATCGGCGCCCTGGCGCGCGGCCAATCATCCACGGCGCGCGCTGGTGTGTGGGCGCTGTTTTGCTCAGCGTTTCCGGGTGTGCCCCCTCCCCCCCCTCCCCCCCCGGGGTGCCGGAAAAGCGGGACGGCTCTCAGGCGACAGCCCATGCGTTACGACACACAGCCTTTTGAGACTTCCCGCCAAACATCGTCCCGCTCAACGCAAGTTCAACGCGCTACGTCTTCCACGTCTTTCCAATCGTGCGTGTCAATCAAGGTATTTCATACATTATCTGGGGTTGTGCGTTTAGTTTTTTCGACGTTTGATGCTATACTATAAGTGATGGGGTGATTCTCTATGGCAAGACCGCGCAAAATCAAAACCGCCGAAGAGCTCGGCGTGCTGATCGACGAGTTTATCATGCAGTGCGAGGACGGGAAACAGTACATGGACGACTATGCGCTGATGAAGTATCTCGGCATTGCGCCGCGCACGCTCGCGCGATGGCGGGCAAACGAAGGCGGGGAATATGACGGATATGGGGAGCAGCTCGAGAAGCTGGTCGCATACCGGGAAGCGGTCTATGCGCGCATGGTGGCTGAAAACCCGAAGGGCAGCGGCGGGATCATCTTCCTGCTCAAGCAGCCGAAAAACGGCGGGTACATCGACAAGCCTGTAATCGACGTTCACGCGCAGGAGCTGACGATCAAGACAGACGGGATCGGCGGCGACAGTGCTTTCAAGTAACGCTTGCAAGTGCACAACAAACACGCTTAATCCAACAAGCCGAATGCGGGCGCAGGATACGCGCTGCGGCTAAGTGCTTGCTGTTCGCGTTTGCGAACGATGCCCCTCCGTGCCGGAAAAAGTCCGGCCTCCTGTGGCCGTTATTCCCTTCCAAAAACCTATTACGGTACGGGGCAACTGTGAACCCGGCACTATCCGGGAATCAAGCGTCGGAAGCGACGGTAAACACTGCTGCGACGGCGAGTGGCCTAAGCGTTTCATCTCCTTTCCGCTGAAATCCTGTGCAAGTCAGGATGCCGCAGCTTCCCTTTCTACGGCAGCTTTCTAAGAGGGACACGCCCGGTGCAACTCCGGGGGCTGCCTCCAATCCTGTCCGTCGCGAATCCTGCAGCTGTAGCGGCGGTAGAAAACCAGCCGAAATGTGCGCCGCTGACTGCAGCGCGGCGACGAGCGCGGAACAGCTACGGCAGGAGTCAGTTTATGCATGACGCGCAACAACCGTGTAACGAATGAGGTGAAGCGTTTGCACGTTATCCGCGTGGAGCTGCCGAAGCAGCAAAACGAAATCGAAGTGCACGTCATTGCGGACGTACATCTTTCTGACCCGAACTGCGATATTCGCGGCGTGCAAAAGCGCGTGGCGGACATTGCGGCAAAGGATAACGCCTATGCAATTCTCGCGGGCGACCTGATCGACAACGCGACGAGAAACAGCATCGGAGACATTTACAGCACGCAGTTGTCCCCGATGGAGCAGATCAAGCTTGCAAACAAGACGTTTGCCCCGCTCAAGGGCCGCATCCTGTGCGCTGTTCCCGGCAACCACGAAGAGCGGACATATCGCGCAGACGGCATCGACATTACATGGCTGATTGCAAACGAGCTGGGCGCGGGCGACCGGTACGCACCGGACGCAGCGCTCGTATTCGTATCACTCGGTGAAAACTCCCGGCGTAAGAGCGAGGGACGGCAAACGACGTATTCCATCTACGTCAACCACGGCAACGGCGGTGGGCGCAAGATCGGCGGCAAGATCAATCGGCTTGCGGACTATGCGCAGATTGTTGACGCAGACGTTTATGTTTGCGGGCACACGCACTCCCCTGCCGTGTTCAAGGATTGCTTCTTCCGGACGAACGCTTCTACGAGGAGTGCTGAGCCGGTTGAACGATTGTTTGTTAACACCGCGGCTGCGCTGGACTACGGCGGCGGCTACGGTGTGCGGATGGGCTATCAACCGGCGAGCAAGGCCGCGCCTGTCATTTACCTTGACGGGTGGCGGAAAAACGCCGGGGCGGCAATGTGAAGGTACCCTATGCAGAAAAATGAAAATATCCTCCGGGCGATTCTGGACATTATCGGCCGCGGGAATACTGCCGAGGTAAAGCAAACGAAAGACGGCGTGCTTGTGCTGGAAGTAAAGCGCAAGGTCGCCTTTCGGGAAACAGAAACAGAATAACGACGTGCCCGGAAACGGCCGGGCATAAGAGCTGAACGGAGCTGACTGCGAAATGCAGTTGGCTCCGTTTCTGCATTTACGGAGGATGCCATGCCGAAGCAGAAGCGAAGCACGCAGACAAATTTCACATGGGATCCGGGACACGCGAACGAGAAACAGCTGCTGTTCTACCAGAGCCGAACGATGTACACGGCCTACGGCGGCGCGCGAGGCGGCGGCAAGACGCACGCTGTGCGCATCAAGGCGGTAGGCGGCGCGTTTACATGGCCGGGCATCCGCATCCTCATCGTGCGAAAGACATACCCGGAACTGCAGTCGAACCACATCGAACCGATTTTGAAGATGGTGCCGCAGGAGCTGACAAGCTACAACGGCACACTGCACACGCTGTACTTTCAAAACGGCTCAACCATCCATTTCGGCCACTGGAGCGGCATTACGTCCGAGAGCGAATACCAGGGCCAAGAATACGACTGGATCTTCATGGACGAGGCGACGCAGTTTACAGAGCGCGAATTTCGCTTTCTCGGCGGATGCCTGCGCGGCGTCAACGAGATCCCGAAGCGCTTTTACCTGACGTGTAACCCCGGCGGTGTCGGGCACAGATGGGTCAAGCGCCTGTTTATCGACCGAAATTTCAAGACAGACTCCGACAACCCGGAGGAGAACGAGAACCCGGACGACTACAGCTTCATTTTCGCAACGGTCGAGGACAACAAAGACCTGCTTGAATCCTCTCCGGGCTATCTGCAGGCGCTATCTCAGTTGCCGGAGAACATCCGCAAGGCGCACCGCTACGGCGACTGGGACGCACTGTGCGGCACATATTTCCCGGAATTCAGCAAGGCGACGCACACCTGCAAGCCGTTCCAGATCCCAAAGCACTGGAAGCGGTACAGGGCGCTCGACTACGGCCTGGATATGCTTGCCGTCGGCTGGTACGCGGTGGACGAAAACGGACGCTCGTACATGTACCGCGAGCTCGTGCAGCCGGGGCTGATCGTGCAGGATGCGGCAAAGCAGATCCTCGACATGACGATGCCGGACGAGCACATCGAGATCACCTTCGCCCCGCCGGATATCTGGTCACGCCAGAAGGACACCGGCAAGACGATGGCAGAGGTGTTCATGCAGTGCGGCGTGCCCATCGTGCGGGCAAGCAACAACCGCGTGCAGGGTTTCCTGCAAGTGAAAGAAGCGCTCGCAAATATGCCGGACGGAAAGCCGGGGCTCGTGCTTTTCCAGAACTGCGAACGGACGATCGGAGACCTCGAGGACATTCAGGCGGACGAGCGCAACCCGAACGACTGCGCGAAAGAGCCGCACGAGATCACGCACACGGTCGATTCCGTGCGCTATTACTGCGTATCGAGAACAATGCGCGCGGACGCAAGAGATGCGAACCCGTCGGAGATCATCTACGAGGACGAGGACGCGCAGGAGGGCTACGAGGAATTCATGACCGGAGACGCGCCGTCTGCCGGATATATCAGCTATTAGGAGGAAGACATGAACACTATCAGTTTGATCGGCCTACTGGTAATCGCGGCGTGCTTTGTGCTGACGATGGCAAGCTTGCGGCGCTGGGACGACGAGCTGCGGGCATTTCAGGACGCGACGATGGATATGCTGGCGGACACATCGCTTGACGTGTCGCAGCTACAAAAGCGCGTAGAGGCACTGGAAGAGACTGCGGCCGCCTTGTGTGAGCGCGCGGACAAGCTCGACGAGGAGCACGCTGAACAGGTGGAACAGGCGCTGCAGATGGCACAGGACTTCTCCAACGGCGTGTCCAACCTCATGAACTACAGCTACCTGATGGCCGGAAAGAAGGACGTGAGCGACGATGCCTGACGAGTTCGACAAGAAGATCACGCCGGAACAGGTGCAGGCAGAGTACCAGAAAATGCTCGGCTACAACACCGCTGTCAACCTCGACGAGACGGTGCGCGCCAACGAGAACTTCTTCATCGGCAAGCAATGGGAGGGCGTGGACGCGAAGGGCCTTCCGACGCCGGTATACAACTTCCTGAAACAGGTCGTTTTGTTTTCCGTTGCGAACATCACGACCGACAATATCAAGATGCAGGCAACTCCGCTTGCGTGCGAGCGCACACCGGAGGACGTGGAACGTGTCGCAGAGATCGTCAACAAGGAATTCGACCGGCTGTTTGAATTCAACCGCGTGCCGAACCTTGTGCGCGAGTATATGCGAAACGCCGCGGTGGACGGTGATAGCTGCCTGTTCACGTTCTGGGACGACACGGTTGACGCCGGGTTCGGACTGCGCGGCGGCATCCGCACGGAGATCGTGGACAATATGCGCGTCGGCTTCGGCAATACAGCGTGCCGTGACCCGCAGAAGCAGCCCTACATTCTCATCGAGCGGCGAGAAATGACGAAGGAGCTGCGCAGAGCAGCGCAGGAGGCCGGAAATCCGCGCTGGGGAGACATTCAGCCGGATACCGAGAACCACAACACTGACAGCTACAAAAACAGCACAGAGCGCAGCACGGTACTGCTGCGGATGTGGAAGGAACGCAAGACCGGCACGGTGTGGGCATGCGAAGTCTCCGGGCGCGTCATGCTGCGCGAGCCGTGGGACATGGGGCTGCGGCTCTACCCGGTGACGTGGATCAACTGGGACTACATTCCCGACAGCTATCACGGTCAGGCGCTCGTGACCGGCCTGATTCCGAACCAGATCTTTGTCAACAAGCTGTTTGCCATGTCCATGATCTCGCTGATGACGAGCGCGTTCCCGCGCACGGTCTACGACAAGACGCGCATCCCGAAGTGGAACAACGCGGTCGGCGCCGCGATCGGCGTCAATGGCGGCGACGTGTCCGGCGTGGCAAAGATCATCGACCCGGCACAGATCAGCCCGCAGATCGCGCAGTTTATCCAGACGAGCGTGGACTATACGCGGCAGTTTCTCGGCGCGACGAGTGCGGCGCTTGGCGAGACGCGGCCGGACAACACGTCGGCCATTATCGCCCTGCAGCGCGCTGCCAGTATCCCGTCGGAGATCACGAAGCAGAACCTCTACAAATCCATTGAAGATCTGGGGCGCATCTATCTGGACTTCATGGCGGCGTACTACGGGGAACGCAAAGTGCAGGTGTCTATGCCGGACGTAGGCTCGGACATTCTTGCATTTGCTGGGAAAGACCCGGAGGAGCTGGAAACCGTGCTGTTCGACTACGGCATTCTGAACGATATGCCGATGGCGCTGAAACTTGACGTTGGCGCAAGCTCGTACTGGTCGGAGATGGCGTCGGTGCAGACGCTGGATAACCTGCTGATGCAGGACAAGATCACGATTGAGGAATACCTTGAGCGCATCCCGGACGGCTACATCCCGAAGCGGCAGGAACTGATCGCCTCGCGCAAGCAGGCGGCACAGCAGCAGATGATGCAGCCGGAGGGCCCGAGCACAGGCGGCACGCCGGAGACCGGCGCTCTGGTCGATATCGGCCAGAAGACGCCCATTCGCGGCGGCGGCGGCTTCGGTGACTTGCAGCGCAAGGTCATGCAGACCGGAACGGCCGAATAACGAACGCTCGGCGGAAAACCGCCTTGCAAATACATTACCGGATAAATTTCAACACGTGGCGCCGACCATAGCGCCGCACCCGCCGACCATAGCGGGAGAAGGGATTTTGACATGGCAGACGACATGAACACCGCCTTTACGGCGGACGCAGACGATTGGAGCGACATCACGGCGGATAGCTTTGCCGACGTTGAGGACGACGCGCAGGGCGCGCCGGACACGGAGCCGCAGGGCAACGACGCCGCGCCGGAGATCGAACAGAACGACGGTGGGCAGGATGCAGATGCCGCACAGCCGGGCGAGAACGAGGAGCAGCAGGCGCAGACAGACGGCCAACTGTTTGAGCTAAAGCACCTCGGCGAGACGAAAAATGTCAACCGGGACGAGGTCGTAACGCTTGCTCAGAAGGGCATGGACTACGACCGCGTGACCGAGAAAAACACGCAACTGGAAACCCAGGTGTCCGAACAGAAACAGCAACTGGCGACGCTCACGGAACACGAGAACGCGCTGCAGGAGCTGGCAAAGCAGAGCGGCACAACCGTCGAGGAGCTTGTGGAAAACATGCTCATTGCCGTTACAAAGAGTAAATACGGCATCGACGACGACGGCATGGCGCTCGAGCGCGTAAAGCTCGACAGAGAGCGCCGCGCGCTCGATCAGGAACGGGCAGCACTGGCACCCCAGAAGCAGGAGCAGGAGCAGCAGGCAGCGAACGAGAAATGGCGCGGCGAGTGCTTTGACGCATTTGCAAAAGCCTATCCCGACGTTGACCCGGCCTCCATTCCGAACGGCGTGTGGGAAGCCTTTAACCGCGGTGAAACGCTGGTTTCGGCCTACGCAAGAGAACGCAACAAGGCGCTGGAGGCAGAGATCGCGCGCATGAAATCCGAGCAGGCGACGCGCGACCGGAACGCGGCGAACGCCGCGAGAAGCACCGGTAGCCAGAGCAGTGCCGGGAAGACCGGCAGCGACGAAGCGTTTGACGCGCTGTGGTACGACGGCAACTGACCACGTGAACATAGGGCTTGCCTCCGCCTGAAATTCTGAATTTTTAAGTGAGGTAATTACATAATGGCAATCAATGTTTTTGACAAATACAGCACCAAGCTCGACGAACGTTTCCACCAGAAGAGCGTTACCGACGCGTTTGCCGGTAAGGATTACGACTTTGTCGGCGTGAACGCGATCAACGTGTACAGCTCCGATGAGGGCGACTTCGGCGACTACACCCGCAGCGGTTCCAGCCGATTCGGCACGATCAAAGAGCTGGGCGACACCGTTCAGACCATGCGCATGACGCAGGACAAGGGCGGCACGTTCTCGATCGACGCGGGCAACGCTGCCGAACAGTTTAACGTCAAGCAGTGCAACGCGCGCATGAAGGCGACGTGGGACGGCAAGGTCACCCCGAGCATCGACAAGTACCGCCTGCAGAAGTGGGTCGGCGGTGCCGGTGTTGTGACCGTCAATGCTACCGCGCTGACCGGCAAGACGGCCATCGACGCCATTGTCAACATGGGCGCGGAGATGTCCAACCATCTCGTGCCGGCCGATAACCGCGCGATCTTCATCGGCCACACGCTGTTCGCCAAGTGCAAGCTGTCGGACTACATCGTCGGCATTGACGTGCTGGGCAAGGACGCCGTCGCAAACGGCTCTCTGGGCAAGCTCGACGGCAACGACGTGTACGCCATTCCGGACAGCTATCTGCCCGCGGGCGTCAACTTCGTGATCTTCCGCAAGGGCGCGAGCGTCGACCCGGTGAAGAACCAGACCATGCGCATCCAGAAGAACCCGCTCGGCATCGACGGCGATGTGGCGGAGTACCGCGTGATGTTCGACAGTTTTGTGCTGGACAAGAAGGCATACGCCATCGGCGTGCACGCGACTGCGGGCAGCACGACCCCGACGATGTCTGCTTCCGGCGGCACGCTGACGCTGACTGCCGGTGAAGGTGAGACCATCAAGTACACCACCGACGGCAGCAACCCGAAGACTTCCTCCACGGCGCAGACCTACAGCGCCAGCACGAAGCCGACCGGCATTGCCGCAGGCACGGAGGTCAAGGCTTACGCCAGCAAGGCCGGTGCGCTCGATTCCGGAATTATGACGGCTACCGCCTGAGGCAACGGATAAGGCGGCGGGATTTCCCGCCGCCTATTTTCAGATAACGAGGTGATTTCATGGCAGAAGTCAGCGACGTGTTCGATGCGGCAATGTCCATCATGGACGAGCTGAGTGACAGCGGGAAACCGCAGACGACGGACACGGACGAATATAAATACCGCACCGTGTCGATCATCAACACCATGATCGCGGAGCTGTACCCGTTTTCGGAGACGAAGAAGGCCGGGAAAACTGCTTCCGGCTGGCGGCCTGTTGAGGAATTCGACGACACGCTCTCGGAGATCGACAACACGCTTGCGCTCGGCGCGATGCCATACGGCCTTGCTTCCGCTCTTCTGACGGACGAGAACCCGGAGGCATCCGACCGGTTCAAGCGGCGCTACAACGAGATCGTGGCGATGCACAAGGCGAACGCGCAGTGCAGCATGGGCACGGTCGAGGATGTGTACGGCGGCATCGAGTACGGCGAATTCGGGAGCTGGTGACGCGCATGAACGAAAAGATCGTCGGAATCCAGAAATGGCTCGGCGTCAATCAGGCGGGAACAGACGACACCAGCCTGAAACTCGGTGAGGCATCCGAAATGCGCAACTGGCGCGTGACGCAGGACGGCGCGCTGCGAAAGCGCCCCGGTATGAAAGCCGTGCATACGTTCCCCGGAGAAATTCAAGGAACGTGGTGCGGCTACGTCGGCGGAGAATATGTGCAGGTAGCGGCCGCTGCCGGGAAGCTGTGGAAAATCGGATTTCCGGCCACTACGGCGGTCTCGGAGCTGGGCGCGCTCGCCGACGCACACACGGAGTTTTTCGGGTTCCGGGAAAAACTCTATATCCTCAACGGAACGCAGTACAAGGTGTTTGACGGATACACGCTCGCCGATGTGACAGGGTACGTCCCGACCGTGCTTGTGGGCGTCGGTGCGGACGGCAGCGGCACGGAACTGGAACAGATCAACAAGCTATCCAGCAAGCGAAAATACCGCATTGCTACGGACGGGAAATCATCGGTGTATGTATGCCCGGAAAGCGGAACGCTGTCTGTGATCGTGAAAAACAGGGCAACAGGCGCAGCACTGGCAGCCGGTACGGACTATACGTTTGCAGGCGGAAAGATCACATTCACGAACGTGCCTGCAGCCGGCGCGGATGTGTATGAAGTGGAATACACCGTGGCATCTGATGATGCCGGCACGGTCAGGGCAATGAAGTTTGCGGAGCTTTACAACGGCGCGACGGACAACCGCGTGTTCCTCTACGGCGACGGTAGCAACAAGGCGCTGTACTCCGGGCTGGACATCGACGGCAACCCGACCGCAGAATACTTCCCGGACATGAATGTGCTGGACATTGGCGACGAGAACACGCCGATCACGGCAATGATCCGCCACTATTCCCGACTGCTGGCGTTCAAAGAGGACAGCGCGTACTCCGTGCAGTACGGCACAGTGACGAACGCGGAGGGGAAGATCCTCCCTGCGTTTTACTGGACGCAGGTGAACAAGGCCATCGGCAACATTGTTCCCGGTCAGGTACGGCTTGTGGACAACAGCCCTTACACCCTGTTCGGGGAGAGCGTCTACACATGGAAGAACAACAGCAGCTATTCCAGTAACCTGACGATCGACGAGCGTCAGGCAAAGCGCATTTCCGATCGCGTGTGGAAAGCGTTGCAAGGCTTTGACCTACGTCAGACGTATTGCTGGGACGACAACGACCGCAAGGAATGGTACTGCGTATATGGTGACATGGCCGTTGTGCACAACTACGGGCTAAATGTCTGGTATCTGTATACGAACTTCCCTGTCAAGCACTTTTACCGCGTATACGGAAGGCTGCTCGGTGCACGTGAAAATGTGCTCGTCGAGATTTCGGATGCGTTCCGCAGCGACTGTGGAGAAGCGATCGACGCACGATGGGAGAGCGGAAACATGCACTTCGGCGCGGATTTCATGCGCAAATACTCCGCCATGCTATGGATCGGCCTCGTGCCAACGCACGCCGGATCGATGACCGTGACGGTCATGACTGACCGAAAGGCGGATTTTTCAAAGAAGCTGGTTTTCCGCAACAGCGCAGCGTTTGACCACGCGAATTTTGCGCACTGGTCGTTCAACACGAACAAGCGCCCGTATATGACGCGGCTGAAACTGAAAGCAAAGAAATTTACATACTACAAGCTCATCCTGACGAACGATGACGCAGACACAACGGCGACGGTCACAAGCGCCGACATCCGCGTGCGGTTCACGGGATATGTGCGATAGGAGGGTAAAACAAATGGCACTTCCGACGTGCAACGAGGACATGAACATTATCTCCAAGCTTGACGACGAGCCGAACGATGTGGGTGGACTTTCCGCTGCGTCTCTGAAAGCAAAGTTTGACCTTGCCGGAAATTTGCTGAAAAAGGCACTGAACGATCTGGTCGCGGCGCTCGGCGGTGAAAGCGCGGCAAAATGCATCGGTTTTGTCGCGACAGAGGCGGTGAACAAAACCAACGTGCAGGACGCGATCGAGAACGTGCAGAGCCAGATCGCGGGCTTGTCGCAGGGCGGCATTGCGGATGCGTCGATCACAACGGAGAAGATCGTAGATGAAGCTGTGACGAGCGAAAAGATCGCGAAGGGCGCGGTGACTTATCACCAGATTGCCAACGAAACGATTGGTAGTCCGGAGTTGGCGAATAATGCGGTCGCGGCGAGCAAAATCGCCTCGAGCGCCGTGCAGGAGCGGCATATTTTCAACGGCGCTGTTACGGAGAGCAAACTCGCGGTGGAGAGTGTAACTCAGGCGAAAATTGCGACTGCCGCAGTCACCAGCAACAAGATCGCGATGCGCGCTGTGACGGAGGAGAAACTCGCGGCCGGGGCCGTAACGGCGGAGAAACTCGCAAGAGACGCTCTGGACAGTGTGCTGAATGCCTATTTCCTGAAAGTGTACCCGGTTGGCGCGTTTTACTTTTCTGCGTCCAGCGACAACCCGGCAACGCTGTTCGGTGGCACATGGACGCAGATCAAAGACACGTTCATCTTGGCGGCAGGTACGAAATACAAAGCGGGCACGACCGGGGGCGAAGCGACACACACGCTGACAGCGCAAGAGATGCCAAACCACTACCATGACGAGTATGCCGGCAACGACGGCGGCGACAGCAGCGCACCGAGTGGCTATATCGGCTGGCCGAGCATTAGCTGCGCCAGCGACAAAACGTGGTTTGCAAAGTTGGCGAAAACAAGCGGTGCGGGCGGCGGTGCGGCTCACAACAATATGCCGCCATATCTGGCGGCATATGTCTGGCAGCGCACGGCGTAACCGGGGCTTGGGAAGTATGAGGTGATGATATGGCATATATCAAACGAGGCGAGGCAAAGACCATTCCCGTGCGCGTGAAATTCAACGACATGGACGTGTTTCCGCTTGGCAACGTGGATGAGATCGCGTTCAAGCTCGGCGACAGTGTGCGCAAGACGTGGCCGGACGCGGTGCGGTACGACAACGCAAATGACCGGTTCCTGCTGACGCTGACGCAGGAAGACACGCTGTCCCTCGATGTTGGGCAGGCGGAGCTGGAGATCACCTGCAACTTCAAGGGCGCGGGAAATATCATTAAGCCGAAGAAAAACCCGAAAATCAAAGTGCTGGACTGCACGGACGAGGAGCTGATGGAATGAGCGACAGAATCGAAGCCGAGATCCTCGATGCGCTTGGAGAAGAGGTAGACGCAGCTGTTGACACGCCGATTGTTGTGATTGAAGGCACAAAGGGCGACCCCGGCGCTCCGGGTAAGGACGGCATCACGCCGACGATCGGCGACAATGGCAACTGGTATCTTGGCACGACCGATACCGGCAAGCCGTCACGCGGGGCAACCGGAGCACCGGGCAAAGACGGCGCAAAGGGCGACCCCGGCGCTCCGGGCGCTGCCGGTCACACGCCCGTTAAAGGCACGGACTATTGGACGGCAGCCGATAAGCAGGAGATCGTAAACAACGTGCTTGCGGCGCTCCCGGACGGCACGGAGGTGAGCTACTGATGGCGAAGAAGCTCTACGAAGAGGCATCCGTGCAGGACATTGCAGCAGCCATCCGCGAAAAGACCGGCGGCGCGGAGACGTACAAGATCGCGCAGATGGGCGATGCGGTGAGGGGCATCACGACCGGCGACCAGATCGCCCACACCGACATCCCCCGCTATGTCAAGGCGGAGGCGCTGGCGGTTGCGGAAAAGGTCAAGGCGGTGATGAAAGCCGACAGCATTGTGTTTCTTGCAATCGCCGACTTCCACCACACGGGGCCGCAGGTAGACGGCTGGCAGACAAACATCAACGCTGGGAACCTGCACGCTTGCCAAGCCCTCAAGGTGCTATCGTACAGTCTGCCGCAAATTGACTTTGCCTGTATGCTCGGCGATGTAACTTTTGGCAACGCCAAAACTACGACCGCGCTGATGCAGCAGCAGTTTGACCAAATCAATGGCTGGTTGGGCGAGGCGTGGAAGGATGTCCCGCAGCTTCGGACCGTTGGCAACCACGACACTGGCGAGTACAGCACGCTCGTCGGCGCGGAATTTCTGAAGAACAATATCTGGAAATACAATGAAGGTGCTGTGTATGGCAGCGATGAATACGGCTATTGCTATCGTGACTTTCCTGACAAGAAACTCCGTGTCATCTGCCTGAACACCTGCGAGGGTGAGACTGTAAGTGGAAATAACGCGGCGTACTGCTGCTCTCCAGAGCAGTTACTGTGGTTCGCCCAGACCCTTCACGCCGTGGGCAGCAAGGCAGATGCGGCTCAATGGGGGATTATAGTGCTCGGGCACTACCCACTAGACTTAGGCGGTGCATATCCGACGGGGAACATTGCCAAAGCGTATGTCGCTGGGGAAAGTACAGTGCAGAACGGTGTGACGGTGAATTTCAGCGGCCATAATGCAGCGAAGTTTATCATGAATGTCCATGGGCACAATCACTGCTTCCAGTATGGAAAACTGCACAGCGTTGCAAATGGTCAAGGAACGGAGTTTGATGCATGGCGTATGTGTACGCCAAACGCCTGCTTCTACCGAAACAACAGTGGGGTCGTCACCATGAACGGCATCTCGTTCGGAGACCCTGCTCCGTATGACAAGACAGCAGGGACGGGCGACGATACAGCCTTTAATGTGAATGTCATAAACCCATCAGAGCAGGTCTTATACTCCTTTTGCTATGGCGCGGGAATTGACCGTACAATCGGCTATGCCGCGACGGTTTATCATAGCATCACCAACGCCCTGACCAACGTCACCACTAGCAATGACACGGTGGCGGCAGAGGACGGAACGTCCTACACCGCTACGTTAACGGCTAAAAGCGGCTACACGCTGGGCGAGGTGACGGTGAAGATGGGCGGCACAGATATTACGGCCACGGTTTACAACGCCAACACGGGAGTAATCAATATCAGCAAAGTCACTGGAGACGTTGTTGTTACTGCTAAAGCAACGAAGATAGTCTCTTACCATAACCTCGTGCCTAAAGCCGTGGACACTTCGGGGGCATCTGCGCCGTATACGGATGGCAAAATGCTTAGCTCTAGTGGCGTGGTTTCTGATAACCCAAGCTTCGTCACCACAGGCTTTATACCGTTCGACGGAGGTGCAAGTCATACATACCGTATCGGGGGCGAGGGCATCAAATGGAACGAATACGGTTCTCGCGTTGCGTGGTACAAGGCAGATTTCTCGTTGAAGGGAAGTGTGCTCAAATACGACCAGCTTGGGAAAAGCATGTATTACCCCACTAAAGTGGACGACCCCAACGCGGCAGTGGCGTTCAGCACGGATATCAATGTCGCGCCCCCGCAGGGCGCTGCTTACTTCCGCGTGTCAGCTAAGGGCCGCGGGGCAAATCTCATTGTAACGCTCGATGAACCAATCGAATAAGGAGGCGACGGAATATGGAATTTATTGCTTGCAACAAGGCCAATTTCCGCGCCGGGCGCACGCAGCCGGTGCGGTACATCGTGATGCACTACACGGCAAACAACGGTGACACCGCGCGCAACAACTGCGACTACTACCACCGCGTGGGCGGCCTGCAGGCCAGCGCGCACTATTTCGTGGACGAGCACGGCGCGATGCAGTCCGTGCGCGAGGGCGACACGGCGTGGCACTGCGGCGCGCGGGCGTACTGGCACCCCGAGTGCCGCAACGGCAACAGCATCGGCATTGAGATGTGCAGCCGCAAGCGCGCCGACGGCAGCTACTACATCCTGCCGGAGACCGTGGCCAACGCCGCGGCGCTGGCGCGGGAGATCATGCAGCGCTATGGCATCGACACCGACCACGTGCTGCGGCACTACGACGTGACGGGCAAGCGCTGCCCCATGCCGTGGGTGGATGACCCGGCGCAGTGGGCGGCGTTTAAGGATATGCTGACGCCGAAAAACACTACTACAGACGAGGAGGACGAGGATGACATGGTGAGGTACAACACGATTGAGGAGGTCCCGAGTTGGGCGCAGGACACGGTGCGCGCGCTGGTGGATGCAGGTGCCCTCGGCGGCGTTGGCGGCGGCAATCTGGATCTGTCTATGGATATGATCCGTGGCCTTGTGGTCGGCGCCAAGTACGCAGCGGCACGCAACCCCCGGTACGAGACGATCGACGATATGCCGGAATGCTATCGCAAAGAGGCACAGAAATTGGTTGACCGGGGCGCGCTTCGCGGTGTTGGCGGGGGCGACCTGAACGTCAGCGAGGACGCGCTGCGGTCTATGATTGTCTGTCAGCGGATGATCGACGAAAACAAGTGATGGAGGGGTAGTACCTATGAACATTAACTGGAAAGTACGTATTCGCAACAAGAACTTCTGGCTGGCGCTGATCCCGGCGCTGCTTCTGCTGGTGCAGGTGGTGGCCGCCCCGTTCGGCTACAAGTGGGATTTCGGTGTTCTGAATCAGCAGCTTGCAGCAATCATCAACGCAGTGTTCGCGCTGCTGTCCATCCTTGGCGTGGTGAACGACCCAACGACGGCAGGCAGCTCTGACAGTGCGCAGGCGCTTACTTACGAGGAGCCTAGAAAGGAAGGCTAACGATGACAGTTACCGTTGCAAACCTGATCTCAGCGGCGGCGTTTGTGCTGACGCTTATCGGCGCGTGCTGGCGGATGAGTACCATCATCCAGCGAAACACGGACGCAGTCGTGGCGCTGACGGCGCGCATTGACCGCATGGACGCCGGAAACGCCAAGGAGCACAACGAGATGTGGGACAAGATCGAGCGCAGCGAGGACACGCTCAACGACCACGAGGCGCGGCTACAGTTGCTGGAACACAAATAATAATCGACACGGGGGACGCTGCCGGGCGCGGCGGTGTCCCCTATTCCCTATCAAGTGATGAGGTGACACGATGGCATACAACGACGCAATCATAAACAGCGCCGACAAGCAGAAAATTGCCGCGCTCAGTGAGCAGTGGAAGGCTGCACAGCAGGCCGGAAATCAGGGCGGCATGAATGAGGCGCACGAACAGGCAGAGCTTATCCGCAAGAAGTACGGCTACAGCGGCGGCGCGGACGGCAGCGGCTTCAAGATCGTCGGGAACAACACTGTCCTGCCGGAAGCAAAAGACCAGAGCGAGAGCATCAACAAGATCTACGATGCACAGCAGAAGGCAAAGACCGATGCACTGAAAGCGGCCTATGACCAGAACATGGCGGACTATGACGCGCAGGCCGCGAAGATCCCGCAGACGTACAACGAGGCGCGGCGGCAGGTATCGACGCAGGCGGATATTTCACGCGCAAACCTGAACGAGCAGATGGCGGGCAGCGGCATCAATACCGGTGCTGGCAGTCAACTCGCGCTCTCGCAGCAGAACAGCCGCAATGCCGCTATGGGCAAAGTATCGTCCGCAGAGGCAGACGCGATGTCCGCCCTCGAGGCGCAGCGGCAGAAGGTAAAAACGGCATACCAGAACGCGGTCGCACAGGCAATCAGCGAGAACGACGCGGCACGCGCGAAGGCACTCTATACCGAGGCACAGCGTGTGGATAACTCCATCGTCAACACGGCGGTCAAGCAGCTTAGTGTGGACACGACGCTTGCAGAAAACGAGCGCAGTCGGCTCGAACAGCAGGCCGCGACGCTCGCCAAGTACGGCGATTTCAGCGGTTATGCCGCGCTCGGTTATACACAGGATCAGATCGACGCGATGCAGAAAGTGTGGGGCGCGCAGAACCCGAAGCTCTACTACGAGCGAACCGGCACATATCCGGCGAGCTACACGGCATCAAACAGAAGGACGGGCGGTGGCGGCGGTGGCGGCGGCGGTGGTGACGACAACACGATCCCTCCGGCCAGAGACCCGAAAACCAAACCAAAAAGCGCCGTAGATTACCACGAAAACAGCTACATCACGAACGCGAACGGTCCCGGCTGGGTGATGGTGCGCGGCTATGGGCGCGTGACACCAAGTGAACTGGAAGCACTCGTGAACTCTGGAAAGGTGAAAGAGGTCGTCAACGGCAACGGTACTTATACCTACCGAAACGCAAACTAAGGAAAGGTAACTGACCATGGCATCAGATTTTCTCAAGCAGTATGCGAAAAGCAGCCGCGAAAAGATCGACAAAGAGTTTGGCAAGAAGGCTTACGGCGGTTCAAAATACAAAATGGATAAGGTGTGGGGTCAGACGGCGACGCAAGACACTGCTGCCAAGCAGAAACCTGTCACCGAGCCGATCTCTGAGCCCGTGCCGCAGAAGAAGAAAGAGAACATCAGTTTCTGGGAGAAACTGCTTAACGCTTTCGGCGACGCCGGTTACAGCGCGGACACGAGCGCGCCGCTGGGCATGATGAACCAGGCGATCAGCGACGACTACCGCAGCAGCGGGATGCAGGAGAGCAAAACGGCGGAAGCGGGCGGAAACATCGCAAAGTCTGCCTACGAGGGCGCGAAGAGCGCCTACGAAAACGCGGCCGGAACATTTCTCAACAAGCGCAGCGGAACACAGATCATGGGTGTGACCGTCGCGGACAACGCCGTGCCTCAGGAGGACAAGGACAAGGCGGAGGCCGCGCGGAAGCGCAACCAGGAAAGCATCTACGCCAAGGCGGACAAAGCGGCGGAAGCGGCGTCAGAAGCATCCGAAAAGGCGAAAGATAACCTCGGCGGCAGCAAAGCCGCGGGCGCGTTTGTGGACATTGCAAGCGGTGGCCTGCAGCTCGGCGCGGACATGGCGCTCAATGCGCTGCTCCCCGGCGCGGGTCTTGCAAACATGGGTCTGCGCTCCTATGGCAGCGGGTCGCGTGAGGCACGTCTTGACGGCGCGAGTGAGGGCGAACAGGTTGCATACGGCGCTGCGGCCGCTGCCGTTGACGTTTTGACGGAGAAAATCTTCGACGTCGGCAAGCTATTCGGCGGAGGTGCTGCGGACGACGTGGCGGAAAAGCTCGTCGGAAAGCTTGCGAAAACGGATGCCGGGCGCAGTGTTGTGCGCGCGCTGACAAACGCTGTCGGCGAGGGCGCAGAGGAAGCCGTGGCCGACATCCTGAACCCGGCGATCCGCGCGATCTACGACAAGGGCGCGGCGGCAAAATCGAGCTACACGACGGCAGAAGGCGCGAAGGAAATGCTTGCGCAGTCCGCGTATGACGCGATGATCGGCGCGGCACTGTCCACATTCGGGACGACCGCCGGAATCGTGAAGGGCGTAGACGTGCAGAAAAACGCCGCACTGCGCGCCGGAGAACCGGCCGCAAACGTAAACGCAGAAGCGAGCGCAAAACCGGCAGAGGCGGAAACGATCGCGGCAGAAGCGCAGGCAGAGGCCACACCTGTCGAGACCGCGCAAGCCGAAGACAGTCAGGCAACTGTGCGCGCGCTGCTGAAAAAGGGCATTATCTCGAACGGCGAGGCGGAGCGCATCATCAAAGACGCGGGTCTGCGCACGGAGTTTGAACGCCAGACCGGCGAAACGCTGACAGGAACGAAGGCCGACCGGCGCGCGCAGATCAAGCGCGTGGCGCTGACGCAGAACATCACCGGGAAGACCGCGAAGAGCGAAGAACAGCCACAAAAAACGGGTGAAATTGTGAATGAAAGTGCTGAAAACGCGGTTGAGGCACAAAACAGTGACAATTTTGCAGACGTGCAGCAGCGAGAGACTGAGACGGATGCCGGGCAGCGCGGCACGCTGCCGGAAGGACAGGGCGCAAAATCCGCGGAGTTTGGCTATGCCGAGGCGCAGACACAGACGCGCTCGACCGACGGCGTGCTCACCGACGACGAGCACGCGATGGAAGGGCTGAGGCCGGAAGACCGGACGCACAAAGTCAACCATGACGAAGAGGTAAACGCGAAGGCACAGGAGCGCTTTGAATCGGACTACGAGGGCGAAAAGGCGGACCTGTTTGGCGAAAAGCAGGACTGGAACGATACCGACACGGTGCTTGCGCACAAGATCATCGTCAAAGAAGTGGCCAAGGCGCGCGAGAGCGGCAGCAAAGATGCCTACGCCGAAGTGGCAAAGCTCATGAAAGAATGGGATGCGCACGGCACGGAAGCAGGTCAGGCGCTGCGGCAGCGGCGGCAGCTCGCGTCTGACCCGGCGCTAATGGAAGCGGACGCGATCCAACTGCTGAACGACAGCGAGCGCACGCGCAAAATGTCGGACGAACAGCGCAAGAAGATTCTCGACAGCGTGAGCCAGAACGCGGAGAAGCTGCGCAGCATCGAAAAAGGCGACGTGGACGGCGTGGTTGACCTCATCAAAGACATGAGCACGGAGCGGCGCACAAACGGCCTGTGGTCGAACAAGATGGGCAGAACAATGGAAAAGGCGCTTGAGCAGGCAAAGAAACTGCCGGGCGGCGAAGCGTTTCTGCGTGACGTTGCCGCAAGCCAGGTGCGCGGCATTGCGTATGACTACGCGAAACCGTCCACGCTCGAACAGATCAAAACCTATCGTTATCTGTCCATGCTCTCGAAACCGGCGACGGCTGCCAGAAACCTTGTCGGCAATATGGTGTATGACCCGGTAGAGGCCGTGTCAAACAACATCGGCGTCGGGCTGGACATGCTGCTGTCAAAATACACCGGCACACGCTCCGTAGCCGCGGACAAGAGCTATCTCTCCAAGGCAAAACGAAAAGGCATGGGCGAGGCAACGCTCAAGTCGTACATTGAAACCGGCCTTGACGCAAGCGTTTCCAACGCACAGGGCAAATACGAAACCGGCGGCAGCAGGTCGTTCAAGATGACCGGGAACTTTCTGGAACGGTTTCTCTCCACGTGGGAGAAATACAGCAACTATGCCATGGTCACGTCTGACCAGATGCAAAAAGGCGGCATTCAGGCGGAAGCGCAGCGCGGAATTGACGCGCTGGAAGCCAAGGGCAAGGTGGCAAAAGGCGCGCTTGACGGCCGCGCGGAGGAAACCGCAAGGGAACGCACGTTCCAGAACGAAGGAAAGCTCGCGCAGGCGACGGGTGTCGTGCGGAGAGCGCTGAACGTATTTAGCATTAAGGACAAGCGCGGCGGCAGCTTCGGAGTGGGCGATCTCATCCTGCCATTCACAAACGTGCCCGGCAACATTGCGAGCGCAGCGATTCAATACTCCCCTGCCGGGTTTATTAACGCCGGTGCGGAGGTCGTCAAAGTCTTAAACAAGGCAAAGGCCGGAACGCTGACCGCATCCGAACAGGCGAAGGCTGTGACGGATTTCGGCCGCGCGTTCAACGGCACGATGGGCATCGCATTTTTTGCCGTGCTTGCCGGGGCCGGTATCATGAACGTCGCCGGAGACGACGACAAGGACAAGGAAGCGCTCGAAAAGTCCGAGGGCGTGAGCGGCACGCAGCTTAACCTTAGTGCACTCAACCGGTGGATTGCCGGAGAAAGCACGGAGTGGCGCGACGGGGACGACCTGGTATCTATCGGCTTCCTCGACCCGATCAACGCGCAGATGACCTATGGCGCACTGCTGGCAGACTGCTACAAGGACGAGGGCCTGACGTTTGCAAACGTTGCGGGCGGCAATCTGGAATCTGCTTTTCAGAGCGTGATGGATCTGCCCGCTATGTCGCAGTTTCAGGAGATTGAGAACAGCCTCAAGTACTCCAAAGCGGACACCACGGGCGGCAAGCTTGCGGACGCGACGTTCCGCTATGGCGCGTCTCAGGCAACCAGCTTTGTGCCAAACGTCGTGTCCGGCGTGGCGCAGGGGGTTGACGGGACGGTGCGCGACACCTACAACGGCGACACCGTGTGGGAAAACAGTCTGAGCGCGATGAAGAGCAAGATCCCGGGGCTTCGGGAAACGCTTCCGGCTGCGCTGGACAACTGGGGGCAGGAGAAGAAATACACCGGCACGGCAGCAGAAAACTTCCTGAACGCGACACTGAATCCCGGCAGCGTGACGAAGTACCGGACGAGCGCCGTGAACCAAGAGCTGTACCGGCTTGGCGAGAACATCGACATAAAATATCCGGAGAAGAAAGCGCCAAACAGTGGAAACAGAGACGGCGAAAAAGTGTCGCTGGATCAGGACGAGAGGCGGCAGTACCAGATGGCATATGGCCAGACGGCCTATGACAACATTCAGAAAGTCATTCGGAGTTCGGTATACAAGCAGTCGAGCGACGCGGAGAAAGCGGCCGCGATTCAAAACCTGTTGGAAGTCGCAACATCGGCCGGCAAGAAGAAGGCGAAGCTCGACGGCGGCGACACTCCGGCTTGGACGACGAAAAGCACGGGCACGATCGGCGAGAACGCCGTATACAAGGCGATGCTCGGCACGGCAAAGGACGCGCTGCCGGAGGACAAGCGCACGAAAACCGGCAATGTGCTGCAGTCTGTCCTGAAAACCGCCGGGAACAAGCGCGGCGGCGACAATCTCATGCTCAACATCATGGCGCAGCAGCTCAGCGAGGGCACACAGGATAAGTTCGAGACCGCATACAACGGCGGGTACGAGCTGAAGCAGATCGTGGACTTTTATCAGGCAAAGTACGCGACGAAGCCGGGAACCAGCCAGCGGAAGTACAAGAAAGCAGATTTGTATGCGTGGGCGATGCAAAACGGCTATACCGCGAAGCAGTTCAACCAGCTCTGGAAGCTCTTCTCGTGACAAACACACAACAAGAAAGCAGCACGCATATCCTGCGTGCTGCTTTGCTTTATGTGCTTTCGTTTACGATCCGGTATGCTCATACTCCGCGATGATGCGCATCGCTTCCGCGAGGCTCGGAGCTTCCATCACCGTGCAGCCGGTCGTGACGATATACCGCCCGTCGAGGCCGCGCGCCATGCGAACATTTTTGTTCTCTGCGAACGTGGTCTTGTGCGGTGCTTTTTCTGCTGAGACTGTTTTTTGCGTCTCTGCGCGGCTTTTATTCTCCGCGCTACATTTCACGTCTTTGCGGTCGCGCCCGCTCTCCGTTGAAATTTCCCCGGCACAGGCGGCATATCCGGCCAAATCGATGAAGTTATCCGCTTTATCGCCTCCGGTTGCGATGCGGCCGAGCTTGAACAGCGCCATCATTGCGCCTACGTCTGCGGGGTTGAGCTGCGATTTCGCTCCGCGCCCGAACAGATACACGTTCCAGAGGGCGGCGATAATGCGGAAATTGTCCTCCGGCTCACCGTACTGCTGATTTCGGTCGGTGCAGACGCAGCGCGCTGCCTCGTGCAAGATTTCAACTCGTTTCAAAATTCGTCCTCCTCCGGTTCCACATTTTCGTGTTCGCGCTTTGCTTTTTCCCGAAGCGTTTCGAGCGTCTTACGGTAGCTGGCAGGATATACCGCGCGCACCACAGCGTCGAGCATAAAGCTGTCAAACGACAAGCTCTCACCTTTGTAGCCAAGGGACGCCGCGTTGAACAAGGCCTCCGTCACGACGCGAAATCTCGCTGCGCATACCGCTCCTTCTGTTGCTGTAAGTATTATGTTCATGTCGCCGAGAGCTGTTGCCTTTTTACCAATTTCGTTCATTGTTATCTTTTCCTTTCTTGTGTTCCATAGAGTTCAAATGCTTCCCACTTATTTGCTATGCGCTTCATGTGCGCGCTGGCAGCCTGAATCGTGATTCCAAATGTGTCTCCAATTTCTTTGAGCGTGTCGCCGCCAATGCGCATACGAACGAGTTCACGATCGCGCGCAGGAAGTGACCGCAGGAAGCGTTCTACATCCGCGCCGGTTTCGTCCAACGATAGGCACGGCCTGTCTTGCAGCGGCACGACGCCGCACATTTTCACGTTACATTCTTTGTTCGGGTCAACCGCGTCAACGTCATCCATGTGCAGTACCAGTTTCCCTGAACGCTTCTTTCGTTTCGCGCAGAGCTGATCGAAGCCGACTGCGCTGCGCATGTGGTACATTGCGTGCGTGGAGAATTTCCCTCGTGCCGGATCGTATGTAGCCGCGGCGCGGATCAGACCTTCGGCGGCAACGCCGTACAATTCCTGCGGGTCGCTTCTGGATGCGTATTTCTTCAAGAAAAACCAGATCAATTTCTCGTTATCCGCCGCGAGCTGTTGCTGTTCCGGCGTAAGCGGCGCGAGCGGTTTTCTGCGCATGGCTTTACCCTCCTACAATGTCAATCTCGTACTCTTCCCGCAGCACGCGGATCAGGTCGGGCGCGGAGACATATCCGTCCCGCACGCTCTCCGACAGCGCCTGAAACACCATCACGTAGATCTCCGTCGTCATTCTATCGCTCGTGATCGGTATCAGCGGCGCGATATAGTGCCAGCAGTCCATGTAAGTCAGGTCAGCCATTGTCATCACACCTCCACATAACACCAGCTTTGGGGTGGGCACTCTAAAAAGCATCCTGAATTTTTGCAATCAGGGCAGTCTCTTTTTGCAAGCCCAAGATCAGCATAAAAACAGTCGCGGTTGCTTTTCTTGAACTCTCGTAACTCTCGCGGCTTATCGTAGATTTTAAGGTCGGAGATGTGCCAGCCGTACAGCCACTTGCCGTCAGCGTAATTCTGGAAATCTTCCGGGTGCATACACGCACGGCCAAGGCCAAAATCGTTCCAGCGCGCGTAGTCCTCATGGCGGAACGAGAAAATCGTATCATCGTCATACTCGTCGATGCGGTCACAGGTAAACTCGCCGATGACTTTGCCATTTCCTATGACACCACCCACCGGGATTGCCGCAGTGACATCCATACAGGCAATCAGGTTTGTGCCTGTCTGGTTCTGCATAAACGCAAGGTGCTTGCCCTGTGTGCAGTAGATGTAGCACTTAAAAGGCGTGTCCAGCTTCGGTCTGGTTTTTCGCACCTCGATCGTCTTTCCTCCGCTGGCAATCTTTTCGCACCACTTTGGGCGGATGCTCAGCATGACAGCCTTACTCATCCCTCACCGCCTCCAATGCTTTTTCCGCCTCCTCGCGGGTCAGAAACACGGTCTTGCCGACAGCGCACGCATCTATAACACCACAACGCGATGTGCTCATCATCGTCCTACCATTAGTTGTTCTTATATCTGTCGCAATAAAGCTGTAAACTTGCTCGACCGGATAACTGCAGAATGTCCAAAGCAAGTCACCTGGCTTGCACGGCAGCACCACCAGCCGCCCGGCCTTGTCAAGCTCCACCATGTCACGCAGTGCCTCGGCCGGCACGCCAAGCGCAACAGCCGCAACGCGGACCATGATGTCTGCACTCAAGGCGCGCTTGTACTCCTCCGGATCTAAACCGAGATCCTCGTAGGCTTTGAGCTTTTCCCACACCTTGCGCTGTGTGCAGCTGCCACCGTGCGGGCACGGCAGCTCCCGGCACTGAGCAATGTCACAAAAATTGCCGTCAAACGTCAGTCTATCCATCACTCCACCTCCTGCATCCAGAACTTGCGGCGGCAATCATAGCAAGAAGTCTTGGGACACTCTGACCGAAGAGACGCTACGAGACTGCACGGCTTAATATCTATGATGCCATCAAATAATTTCGTTTCCGGCCACTGACCCAGAAACACATCCTGTCGCGTCTTGCGCGGGTGCTCCTTCGACCACTGTTCCACCGCAGCAACGGTTTTTTCAAGAAAATCGATGACGTTATTGCATTTGTCGCCGTGATACTCACACTTTGCGCAATCACTGGACGATTTACACATCCGCCTAAATTCACTAAAAAATTCTGCCACGTCCATATTCACACCCCCGCGTCCCACCGCGCCTGCTGCATAAACGACAACTGCTGCCGCAAGTCGTCGATCGTGCGTTCCTGCCGCGCCACCTCGGCGGAAAACGCCAGCGCCTTGCGCCGCTCGTTACAGAGTATGGTTTCCGCTTTTTCCCGCTGCTCATGCTCCTGCTCGGCATAGTCGATCAGCTTCTGCACCGCGTAGTGCGCTGACGGTGAAAAATTCAGGTTGCCTTTGTCGTTATTGAGCAAATCGCGCACGGCAAAGATGATATCCTCAGCTAATACCATTGGTTACACTCTCCTTTTCGTACTCCGCCCGGTCGAGGGCGGTCGTTGCAACGGCATACGCGCTCCACTGATCGGCGCGGAAGCCGTAGAAAAAGTCTGGATTTGCTTTCGTGCCCTTACCGCTGCGGAAGTCGTGCGACGCGAAGCGGTCAATCAGCGCGTGGCGGATGGTGGTATCGTTCGCGCGGGGGCTGCCGCAGATGGTAAGCTTCTCTTCCTTGCGGGTGATGATGTGGTACGGTACGCCGCGGTCGTCGAGCAGCTGCTTATAGCGCCCGATCCACTCGCAGGTCTCGAACACGTCGCGCCCGACCGCCATGCCGTAAGATTCGATGATCTCGATCGCGGCAACGGTGAACGCGCCGCCGGACACAATGCCGGAAACGAGCGTGTTCTCGTCCTTTCCCCCCTGCACCGGTGCGCGGGTGATCGTATCGACGATGCACCAGCCGGTTTCCCGGTTGCCGGGGTCAAGGGCTAACATGGTCGGCATCCTGCACGCCCCCCTTCATGGCAGCGAGCATTCGCTCCACTTTGTCCAGGTCGTCCTTACCGGAGACCGGCGCGTGCTTCTCGCTCTCCGCCTTCACGCCGTCTTTTGCAAGCCACTGCCGGATGACGGCGTAGTGGGATTTGTACCGCGCGCCTTTGCTGGTGATGTACAGGGACAGGCGCTCGACATATGTTTTGTAGTCGTTTGGGTAATCTCGCTGGAGCTTTTCCAGCTCGTCATCCGCGAGCATGACGTTGTGCATTTCTCCATAGGGTTTCTTTTCCGGGGGCTTCGCGGTGGCTTTTTGCGCCGGACGCGCGGCTGGCTTTTCCACTCTGGCCGGTTCTGCGGCAGGTGGCGTCTGCGGGCGCTCGGAGTATGCCTTGTTTTCCTCCAGACAGAGCGTCGCCAACTCTTCCTGATAGTTCGTCGGATGGTATCGGTCACTTTTGAGCGTGTTGTGCATGCGCCAGTGCCGGATGACAATGACACCGGAATCAAAGACGATGATAAAGCGCTTTGCAAGGAGCAGCTTCAGATCGTCCGAGGCCGCGCCGACATAGTCCGTGATGCGCTTTGGGTTGTTGATGAACCCGTCGTCATCCGCGCGCATGTTGAGGTGAAAATACAGGGCCTGCGCGGAGAGCGGCATCTCCAGAAACGCATCACTGTCGATGAGCGAGCGCGCAAACATTCGTTTTTCTGCCATGGCGGCCTCCGATTAAAACGGAAGGTCGGATTCATCCTCCGGCAGTTCCTCAAACTTTGGCTCATTCGCAAAGTCGTCCGCGACAACTCCGACGCCGCGCACAACGCCGGGATAGGCGGAGGCAAGCTGCTCCACGCTGGCAGAAGAGACCGGGACGGACGCTTTGACAAAGGCGTCTGCACGCAGGCGCTCCTCGCTGCGCTCCTCCCCGTCGCGGGTGGTATAGCTGCGCGTGGAGAGTTGGCCGCAGACGATGACGGCATCCCCCTTTTTGAGCTGTGCGGCATTCATGGCGGCCTCATACCAGACCTCGCAGTTGATCCATTCGGTCTGCTTGCTGCCGTCCGGCTGCACGGTGTCGCGGGCGGGGACGGAAAACTTCGTCAGCGGCGTGTTTTTCGAGCCGACGTTGGAGAATTCGGCATCTCTGGAAAGTCTCCCTGCGACGATGCAGTCGCCGGTTCTTGTGCGAATAATCATGGTGATTTACTTCCTTTCTTTTGCGGTGCTGCCGATGTGGACAAACACGCGCTTGTTCATGGTTGTGTTGCGGATGGAGAGGTTCAGGATTTCGTGACGGTCGGAGCCGTCGTCATTTTTCGTGTACTCGATCTTCTCGACCGCAAATTTGTCATAGCACTTGCGGCCGTTGGCAGTGTAGTTCCCTGCCGGGATCCAGATAAACGGGGCGGTATACAGCTCGCGGCCGATACCCCAGTTGACGCATGCACGCTTAAAGCTGTCGGACGCAAGACCCTTTTCCGCCTCCGTATTGGATTCCGTGCCGGTGTCCTCTTTGCTGATCCACTGCCCTTTCTCGCTGTCCCAGATGGAGACGACGCAGTTTGCGTTATCGCGCCGGTGCTCACGCTGCCAGTTCATCGCGCCGACCGTCTCGTCCAGAATGGTCATGTCGCAGCGCGCGTCTTTGTAGAGCAGTAGGATAAGACCGTTATCCTTGACCTGCTGCACGCGGCACTCGATCTCGTCCGCGCGCAGGCAACGGAATTTGTTCATGGTGTTTCGCCTCCTTCCGGCTCAAACTCCAGTGGGCAGTTGTACCCGATGGTGCGCGTGTCGAGCAGATACTCGCCGGTGAGGCGGCACTGCTTGCGGCTGTATGTTTCCAGACACGGGCAATAATCACAGGCAATGTGCTCGTCGGCAAAGTAGATGCGTGCCCGGGCGAGGATATAGCGCAGGGTTGCGCGGTCAGTCGTCATGGTGCTGCCCTCCGTTTTCTGGGGCGGCTATGGCTGTGCTTCTGCCGCAGGACGGCGCGGCCGCGCTTGCTCTCGCGCCACTGCGCGAATGTAATGTGCTTATTGCATCCAGGGCCCGGCTCGCATCCGCGCCGATGGCCGGTATCGAGTATGTACAGGCAGACGCGCGCACTGCCGCCGCAGTTGCTGTCGATGCTGCTGCCGGAAAGCGTCTGATAGTGTGCACAGTTGCTGCAATAGCGGCTTTGCGGGATGCCGCCGTGAATGTAGGTGTCACTTACAATGTCCATGCGTCTACCTCCGTGACACATTCTGGGCAACCAACCGGATCGCCATAAACGTTCTTGTACACCGTGTCCGTCTCCGCACCGCACACCGGGCAAATCGGGCAGGTGTAGGCTGGCGGCTCGACCGGCGGTTCAATATTCAACGTGTAGTGAATCATGTTTTCGCTTCCAAATCTTTTCTTGGTCACAGCGATCGGGAACTCTTCGATCTCGCTTGCCCATACTGCCGTTCCAGCGCCGTGCACGTCTTCCCAGCACAGCGGGAAGCCTCCGATGCCGTCAAACAGGCTGCCGAGTGTCGCACCTTCCGGCAGATAGGCCGCCATGCGCCCGAACATCCAGCGCCAGAACGGCAGCGCGATGCTGTTGCCGAGCGCCTTGTACCGTGCGCTGTCGGTATAGTCGCCGATGTCCGTCCAGCCATCCGGAAATCCCTGAAGCCGTTCACATTCCAGCGGGGTCAGACGCCGCACGGCCATGCGATGCATAAGCGTTTCTTCCGCACCGCCGCTCGCGTGCGCTCGCAGTGTGCCATATTGTTCTATATAGGCATTGCATTCTCCGTCAATTCCGATAACCAGATCTGTGCTGTCCTTGTAGTCTCGCTGTTTGCAGGAGCTGGCGACGTCAGCTTCGCGGTAATCGCCAAAGCCCTGCATCTGATACGCCATTTGCACCACGGCAATGCCACCCTGGTTGCAAGCCGGATTTCCTCCGTTGAGGTCCAGCGTCCGGCTGGTGTCCGCTTCATAGGTCCCGCTGTGGGGATTGCCTGACATCATGCTGTTGCTGGTGTAAGAGCAGATGCCGTATGCCACAGGTGCAACCACAGTGGGCTTATTCCCGCCGCACTCGGCGTTCAGCGTAGGGGACAGCTCCTCCTGATAGCCGATGCTCCGCGCCTGTTCACTGTTGCCCAGCTTAAAGCCGGCGCACAGCACCGACGGTCCGCTTGCATCGCCATACTGCCCCGTTCTCGCTGCCACTGTCGCAGCTATATCGCCTGTAATCGTGGCAGTGTAAAGGTCTGCTGCTACCGGCGCCACTACGATGTTGGGGCCTCTGTCGATGCAGGGGCTTCCATCCGCTCTTGCGGTGAGACTTCTTGCGACTGCCGGGTTAACGCCGCTTTCAGCGTTTCCGGCAGGTCTTTCCCCCGCCTCGCTGCGCGGTTCAAGATCCCCTGACACGCCCGTGCGCTCAAACAGTATTTCGTGTGCGGTGTCGCCTCCAAAATCTGCGACAAGCGCGATTCTACGACGACGCTGGGGCACTCCCCAGTATTGCGCATCGTGTACTCGCCAAGCCACGCTCCATCGTCCGTCCACGTCCCGATACCCTCCCCAGGTAGGCCAGCCTTTTTCAGGCACTTCAATACCGGGGGCTTCCGGTTCGACGATGCGGATCGTCTCTTCGAGCACGGCCGCGAAGTCTCGGCCTTTGTTGCTGCTGAGCGCTCCGGGGACGTTCTCCCACACCATGTATCTTGGGCGAATAAGCTCTCCTGCCCAACCAAGCTGTTTGTCATGCTCCCGCATCTCCTTTATCACTCTGATCTGCTCCATAAACAGGCCGCTTCGCGCGCCTGCGAGACCGGCACGCTTGCCAGCGATGCTCAGGTCCTGACACGGGCTTCCGCCCGTCACGCACCACACCGGCTCGATGGTAGCGCCGTCGATTTTCGTGATGTCGCCGATGTGCTGCATCATGTCTCGCCTCCATACTCCGGCCACACTGCGCGGATCTTATCTTCGTTCGCGGTTGTGATTCCGTTCGCCCAGCAGTTTGCTGTTGATACAGACACACCAAGCATTTTTGCCGCTGCCGTCTGCGTGATACCGTTTTCCCGCAAAAACGCGCCGAAAGCGGTGTCACGCGATTTTCTGCGCCGTCTGTCGCTGTAGTACGCAGACAGCTTTTCGTAGTTCGCCGCGCGGTATTTGCGCATATATGCATTGCTCGCTTCGCGGTTATTGCGCTTGTTTTGCAGGATGCGGTCGCGGTGCTGCGCGTAGTACGCCCGATTGTATGCGTTATGTATATGGCGCTGTTCTTCCGTCATCATGCCACCCCCAGCGCCGCGAAGATCACGTGAAACAGCCATCCCATCAAGCATCCTCCCGCGAGGAAGCTCGCACAGACGATGCCGTCCTCGATGCCCCAGACGATGTAGCGGCGCGCCTTTGCCCACGCGCGCGGGTCGCCGAATACCTTCATGCTGCCCCTCCGTTTCTGCGCTTGGCCAGCGCCTTTCCGTACAAGCCGCATTCTTCCAGCGGAACCTCCCGAATCACTTTGCAAGACGGGGCGCGAACTTTGCCGGAGCCGCATTTCGGCACAACAACCGTGCTCATGTCCGCTTCGACTTCGAGGATTGCGAGATCAGTCCAGCAGTTTCCGTATGCCAGACACCAGTCGAGATAGGCCATATGGATACCGCGCCCGCAATCTTCGTTCGGGTCAGTGCAAAAGCCGTCTGCCGCAACTGATTCCCCGATTGTATACACAAAATCTGCATCCCAGTCCGAGTGGTACACACCGTCGTGCTTCCGCACCGCTTTAAACAGTTTCGCTTTGCCGTTGCTGTTCTCAATGCCGTAAAAATCGACATATTCGTCAATGGTGTGCGGATCGTGCACAACGCGCGCATTACTGGATGCGTTAATTTTAGATGCATCGCTCTTTTGATTGATTTGGCTGTTCCCCCGCGCCACGACGGAGCTGTTCCCCCGCGCCACGACAGAGCTGTTCCCCCACGCCACGACGGAGCTGTTCTCCCACGCCACGACGGAGCTGTTCCCCCGCGCCACGACAGAGCTGTTCTCCCACGCCACGACGGAGCTGTTCCCCCACGCCACGAC